ACCATATATAGCTCTGTTCTTTCCCCATTCATATTTCTCTGAAGACCTTGCACACATCTCAGGTCTCCTATCAAAGAAATGAGAGAAGTCATAGTCTGGCATAGCATTAAAACCGTAAAATTTATGCCTCATAGTGTGTTCTTTGTGCCTAAATTTTTCATCTTCTGGATATTGGCTATTATACGCGCCGGTTGGGCTCCACTGCCAGCGTGTAGCCCAAAAATTGTCCCAGCTATACCTTTTAGGCCTGCCTTTTAACCGTATCAAATTCTTAAAAAGCCGCGCTGCGTGATTGAATATTGTATTGGAATCAATATTGACTACATTCAGCTCTACACGATTACGACGTTCCTGCGCCCAATCTACAACACCAACTCCTCTATTGACTAAAACTTCTAGTTCAAAAAAGGGTGTTAAATCAAGTGGTAATAAATTTTGTAATGCCTTAAGTTTCAAAGTGAACTTATTTTTAATAGAATGCATAAAACCTGCATATCCATCAAACTTCCAGTCTAGAAACCCTGACACATCCCACCAACGCTTTTGGTCTTTAGGTAGACACATTGCCCAAACTATCAACCCTACTAGAAAAGACTCATGTGCGCCAGAAATGGCGAGACGTTCTATTAATTGCATGGTGGGGCCCACCTGACTACATAATTCTACCCAATCAAAACTACGTAACTCACTAAAAGTGAGGTGTCTAATGTGCTGCCCACTTACTTTAGTGATTGGTGGCTCAAGTATGCCCTGATGGTATTTTTTAACTAAATGAATGTTGGAAAACTCAATGACCCTATGCATGGAGGCCTCCGTAATATAGAACAAATGATTGAGTAGTTCTTTGTTTGTAATTGGACCATAAGGAGCCAGCTCTGGACCATACTGTATCTGCGAAATCCTAATGAGTGAATAGTTACCCATAGAGGGTAAGTGATTGTCTTTAGTTATGTATAAAGCAGTTAAATTCAACGCTGGTAAATAAACTGCATATGTTCGGACTGACGTGTCACCAATACGATACATATAGTTGCCATTGATATTTACACCGTACATTATGTCAAATAAAAACAATGTAGCGAGATCAAAAGTAGACTGTACCAGACAGTCATTATTAAGTTGTATGTAAGAAAAAATAGTAGATAAATGTTTCAAACTGCCGGTCCAGGGTCTTCGTCGGGCTGTGGTTCCGGTCCTAAGTCTTGTTCCGCTAATTTTAACGAGTTTTGTGCGTCTGGGACCGGCACGGCTACCGTCGGTTCGCCCTCGTAAAAATCCTGCGTATCAATATCATAATTCATCAATACAGCGGCAGAATACTGTTCTTTGTCAAGCATATCGCTTAAAAACTTACTCGCTACCATAAAGGATGATTCCTCACCTTGTACACCGACCGAATGGTAATCAGGTTCCTCAAGTGGGACGCAATTGATTCTATGCCAGGTAAAGGTTAATTTATATTTCATAAAGTCAGTAATTTCAGACCCAAAGACGTGTTGGCGAGGCCTATTCCTTTGTATAGTATAGCTTTCTATACGGTCAACTGTTGTGGGGTTGACAGGTGGCATGGCGATGCTAACATCATTTGGGGCGTACATAGTATGCACTCCCCCGGATTT